CCGTACCAACAAATCAGAACTGCTGAATCTGCGGAACTAGTTAGCGTCGTAGGCAGCCGGACTGAAAACATCACTTGTTTTCAGCCAGCTATCACGACGTTTTTTCGTTTCTAGCTGGCGTAACCCAGCTAGGAGCAAAAATGCTTACCGCCAAAGAATTGCGAGAAAAACTTGCAGCGCTGATTGCCGAAGTCGATACGATTGTTGCCGTCGCGACTGAAGAAAAACGAGAGCTTACCGACGAGGAAAAGACTCGTATCGATGCCATCCAGGGCGTCGAAGGTAAGCCCGGCGAACTTGACAAGATCAAGGCCGAAGAAGAGCGGGCACTGAAGATTGAAAACCTACGAACTGTTCGCGCTCGTGAGCTTTTGGGCGCAGCACTTTCTGTGCAAACTCCACACATCGCAGGCGGTGACGGCGAGTCTCTTTCCTCGCGAATCGTTGTTCCGCGAAACCAAAGCGTTTTTGGCAAACTGAAGGCTTTTTCTGGCGATACTGCACCGCAAGACGCTTATGTGTCTGGTTTGTGGATTGCAGCAACGTTCTACAGTCACAAGCCATCTCGCAAGACTTTGGAGTCCATCGGACTGCAAAACGCGATGAGCGAGTCGGAAGACGATCGCGGTGGAATCTTTGTTCCGGTCGAGATGGAACGGGCGATCATCCGATTGGTTGAGAGCTATGGCGTTATTCGCCAATTCTCAAACGTTGTTCCGATGAGTTCGGACCGCAAGGTCCAGCCGGTTCGCGTGTCTGGATTGACTGCGACGCCAGTTGCAGAAACCAAGCGGTCGAACGAAGGCAGCAACACGGTTGCGGCTCAAGATGTCATCTGGACAAACATTGAATTGATTGCCCGAAAGTGGAAGGTTGTTTGCAAGTGGTCAGATGAGCTTGACGAAGACTCGCTTATCCGCATGGCAGACGCGGTTGCTGTTGAAGCTGCTTTGGCCTTTGCTTATAGCGAAGACAATTGTGGATTCAATGGAGACGCGACTTCGACTTACCACGGAATCAACGGCATTCTCAATGCACTTGCTGCGGGCTCGCTTTATACGGCAGCCACGGGGAACACTGCGTTTTCCACGCTTGACCTTGCAGACTTCGAGGGCATGGCAGGTCAGCTTCCAGACTACCCAGGAATCACGCCTGCTTGGTTCATCAGCAAGGAAGGCTACTTCGCTTCGATGCATCGCTTACAGATGGCGGCTGGCGGTAATACCGCAAGCAACATCGAAATGGGTGGTCGGCGCGAATTCTTGAGCTATCCGGTAGTGTTTACCAATGTGCTCAACAAGGTTCTGACGGCTCAAACCAGCACGAAGATTCTTGCATTCGGTGACTTGCGTTTGGGAACCATGTTTGGCGACCGTCGCAGCATGACGATGAGCCTCACGGACCAGCGTTATTGGGACGAGGACCAGATTGCTGTTAAGGCAACCGAGCGTTTCGATTTCAACGTCCACAGCAAGGGCACCGCTTCAGAAGCTGGCGCAGTGCTCGTTATGCAGACGCCAGGCAGCTAACTCGCTTGGATTTTATCGGACCGCTAGAAATGGCGGTCCGATAGTTCGCCTTACACCTTACAAACAAATTCGAGATCGGAATTATGAAAGATTCACAGAGAGCTAAGTATGTTTCGGCGGTCGCACCTGCTGCCATCGTCGACAACGCGTCTGTAACTGGCATTGCAATTGATTGTGCTGGGGCTGGTTATGCGGAAATCATTCTGGAGCTTGGCGCGACAGACATTGCACTTACAGCGCTTAAGGTCCAAGAGTGCGACACTTCGGGCGGCAGTTACACCGACGTTACGGGTGCAACGTTCGACGGCGGCAAGAACACTGACGCGGGAACGCTCGCGCTACCTTCAGCTACCGACGACGGTCAAACAGTTGTCTTTCAAATCGACATGCTGGGACGCAAGCGTTACTTGAAGGTAGTCGGAACTTTTGGCGACGGATCAACGGGCGGATTTTTGGCAGGGACTTGCCGATTGTCACAGCTCGCACTTGTTCCAAGCGTTGACACTGACATTGCGGACGGCGGCGTTTGCCGAATCTAAGCATGATCCTGCGACTACTAAGAGCATGGGGCGGACGCGATATAGGAGCAATCCTACCGTCCGTCCCTGATGGGCAAGCAAACTTGATGATTCGACTGGGGCACGCGGTACAACATGCAAGCACTGAGCAAATCAATCGTGACAGTGCAGCCGACGTTGGAACCGTTGACACTGGACGAAGCAAAAAGACAGGTTTACGTAGCAACAAGTGATAACTCACACGATCAGCACTTGATTGGGTTGATTACTGCGGCTCGTGAACAGTGGGAGCATGACACCGACACGGCTGTTTTGACTCAAACGGTGCGTATGCAGTTCGATGGCTTTTGCAGCGAAAAAATACCGCTGCTGAGGCGTCCAATTCAGTCGATCACATCGATTACTTATTACGACGTCGGCAATGTGTCGCAAACTATTGCCAGTGGCTACTCGCTAAACGTCAACGATCGTTCGGTGACATTGGATTTTACCGCTGATTGGCCCGCGACTTATGACAGATGGGATGCTGTGACTGTTGACTACATCGCAGGCTACACGACACGGACCGCAGTGCCAATGATTGCGAAACAGGCGATGCTGTTGCTGATTGGCTACTACTTTGAGCAGCGTGGCGACGGTGATCGGCTTTATGACATGCGAGCATACGAAAACCTCGTAAAGCGTTACATGCGGAGTTCGTACCCATGACAAACGGACGGCCCGAAGCTTTTCACATCGGCCAGATGCGGGACACGATCAACATTCAGCAAGCCACGGAAACCCTTGACGACTTCGGCCAAACAATTCGCACTTGGACAAACAGATACTATCAACTACCAGCGAAATGGATGCCTGTCGCTGGCACGGAAACGATCAGAGGTCGAAGCGTCGAAGCTGGAATCAAAACTATTTTTGTTATTCGACACATCGGATCGATTGATCCAGAAATGCAAGTTGTCCACAGCAGCGGAACATATGGAATCGGCTATGTGAAACAGATCGAAGGACGGCAGCGGTACATAGAGTTGCATTGCAAACAGGCGGTTGCGTAATGGCAGGATTGCGACTGAAGATCGATCTTCCGACTGATGCCGAACTGGCAAAGATGTTTGACGCTGTTCCGATGCTTAAACGACATGATGTCATGGGAACGGTAACGACGGCGGGAGCGAAAGTCATTGTCGAGCGAGCCAAGCAACTTGCACCGCGCGGAACGCAGTCAGATAGAGACAAGCGATCGGCGAAACAAAAGGCAGCGGCAAATTGGAACATACGGCTACACACGACGATTGCATACGTGACGCGCAAAGGTAATCGGCGCGCGTTTTCGATCGTCGGACCACGACACCCGAGCGGCAATAAAGCAAATTTCAACTCGCCCAAATCTGGCTCGCGTCGGCATGTTTTGTGGGGCAATCGAACGCGCATCCAGCAACGTAAAGCCGATCGAAACTGGATGGTCCAGGCGTTTGACGAGAGCAGGCAACAGCAATTGTCAGCAATGAAATCAGCGCTGACGCAAAAAGTAAACGAAATGATGACTTAGGAGAATTTGCAGAATGGCACGAATTACAAAAACGGCAAACATCGGCGGCGTCTCCATCGCATCTTCGCAAACTCGAACACAAGAAGACGAGCGAGTTGTCACGATCACGCTACCCGCTGGGAAGTCAGGCACGCTCACCACGCGCACAGACAACGACACGGGAGTTATCACAGTTGCGAGCGGTCACGGAATCACTGACACCGATACAGTTGGTGTCTATTGGGATGGCGGCTCGCGTTACGGTGTAGACGTTACTGCGACAAGCTCAACAACGATTTCAATCGACGCTGGCAGTGGAACGAATCTACCAACCGCTAGCACAGCTGTAACTGTGGCGTTGCAATCATCGCACGCAGTTGCATTTGCTGGCGACAGTCTCGAAGTGATCGCGATTGGATGTCCCAGGAGATGCTCGGTTGAGTTTTTGAACTCTTCCCCTACATCGTTGCTCAGATATGACATTCCAACGAGCGAGGGGCGTTTGTGGGTCAAGACAACGGACGTTACCAATCCGCTGGCAAGTGGCACAGTGGCAACGGTCAAGGCTTCAAACGGTTCAACCACTGAAGCAACATTACAAATCGGATTACTCGTTTCAACAGATTGATATGGCAGACGTTAGCGAAGCTGTCCGTTTATTTATGTTGTCCAAGTCGGCAATCACTGACTTTGTTGGGCAACGGATTTATGCGGACATCATCCCGCAACGTGCGACACTGCCAGCAATTGCAATGAGCAAGATTTCCACAAGACACGACCACACTCTGTCAAACTTCGCTGGACTCGCTCACTGTCGGTTGCAATTTGATTGCTATGCGACGACTCGTGCGGTTGCAAACTCGGTTGCCGAGGCTTTGCGAGTTTCGGGGATTGTTGGAACAAAGGGCGAGACGTTCGGCTGCAACATACGCGGCGCACGAATGGAGTCTGGCCAGCGGAACGAGATCGATTATTCGCGAGAGGACAGCGACGATCACAGATACGTTACTTCGTTTGACTTAGAAGTTGATTACTCAGAGGACATATAAGAAATGGCAATCACTGGCGACACTGGAAACGGAGCAACGGTTACGTTTTCCACCCCTACATTCTCGGCGTCAATTGATCCGATTTCGATCACACAAGGAGCGGTGCAGCTTGCTGCAATCGATACATCGACGCTTTCTACCGAAGGCATCGCTGAGATGATCCCTAGCGATCTTGCGACCGTTGGCACAAGCTCCGCAACGTTCAAATGGGTCGCGGGCTCAGGCATGCCAACGTTTCCAAGTGAGGCCGGCACGATTACGGTCACATACCCTGAAGACATTGGGACCGCTTTGGCTGGCACTGCTTTCATCACCAGCTACACACCACCAACGCTTGAAAACGGCGTGCTGATGGTCGGCACGATTGAATGGCAGTATGACGGTGAAACAGGCCCAACGATTAGCTAAGGCAAATCATGCTTGATCATTTCAGAGTGGTGCTTGTGCCTCACACGGTACAGCAAAAGTACAAGAACGTGACTGTGACAAAAAGCCTCAACCAAGACCAAGTGTTCACGGTTACGGTCGATGGTCGCAGGCTTATGGGCTATTGCCCAACGATTCCAGGGCGAGAGCAATTCCTTCCGCTCAGTGGCGTGCCTATGGAAATCGTGCCAGAGATTCAACGACAGATTAACGAGCTGCGAGGCTTCGAAAGTGGCGAAGGTCCGGCACCGATTCAAATGACCGAAACAGGCCGCACCGCTGCTGAGCAGCGAGCGGAATCTTATGACGAAGAAGACGAGGAAAACGAATGAAACTAGGTGAGAAGCTAAAGGCAATCAAGCCTGCCGAATCGGTTGTAACGATCGACGGCAATCGTTATCGAGTTGTCGGTCTTTTGGCATCTAAGAAAGCCGATTTGCTTGCTGCGGCGCGAGACAAAAAAGGAACTTTTGTTCCAGGCAAAGCTGACGGATTGTTTCTATCGTCTTGTGTGCGAGATGACGATTCAGGTGAGCAGTTTTTCTCTGAAGACGAGTGGCAAGAGTGGGGCAGCGTGCCAGGCTCTATTACTGGCCCATTGATGGCTGAGTGCATGCGGGTTTGCGGCGTTGACAATGAGGACGTGGGGCGAGAAGTAAAAAACTTAAATACAACCCAAGGCTCCGTCTAGCCTGCCGGTTGTGTTTGCAGTTTGGCATAGACGACCCACGGGCTTGGCTGGATTCACAGCCCGATAGTGTTGTGGATCTCTGGGAAGCGTTCTACCGCATTGAACCGTGGGGCAATGAATATCAGAGGCACGCGGTAGAGATGGAGCTAGCGGAAGCACTGTTTGCGTTCCAAGTTAATTCTAATCTGCCGAAGAATAGGCCGGATTTGAAATATAAGCCACGAACACAACAGAGCTTTTTTCCTGCCGACTATGAAGGCAATGAAAAACCACAAAAAGCAAAGAAACCGAACATTGTGGAACAGTGCCAACAATTCGCTCGCATGGTAACGCGCAGAGATAAATAAAATCGCAACCACAATCAATACTTACTCGGTTGGCCTTACGCTCGATGCGGCTGACTACATCAACAAGGCAGCTTTGTCTGGGCAGGAAACCCGTAGGCTCGCTCGTGCGATTGAGGAAGCTAGGTCGCCTGCTGAGAAGTATAGCTTGACACAGGACAGGCTAAGTAAAGCACT